TCCCATAAATGTTTATAATCTTCAGCCACGGTTTCAGGCATAACATACAGAATGACCTTACCATTGATTTCCACCTGTACATTACCTGACTCCATCAATGATGGAAGTATTACTTGGTCCCATTCATTAGGATCAAAATGGAACATATATTTCTTCAATAATTGAGTTCGGGTAATCATGTGGTTTGGTCGTTCAACTAATTCATGGATAATCAAATTCTTTTGAAATGCATACGTTGACTTCCCATCCCTAGCTTGTGTAGTTTGCCGAGCCGCACCAACTAACTTCTCACAATGACTAATTGCTTCTAGCATATTCTGTTCACTAATTCTCAATTCAGGTCGTTCACTCAATGCGAGTAACATGGCTACCTTAATGACCGAATCACCGAACCTATTTATTGTGCCTGTTTTGTCTTTTACGCCTGATTCCTTAATTTGCTTCTTAAATTCAATGTACCAATCATCATATAATTTACCAACTGGACTCATATAACCAACTAAATCATTACCTAACTGTACTTCAATATGGCATATTTCAGTTTTCTCTAATGACCCTAATGGCTCGAATGGGCCAGCTAATGTCATTAATTTCCTCAAATATTCAACTAATTTAGCTCGGTCAAATGGGTTACGTAATGGCAGGACTAATGAATTAATCGTATTTTCTTCTTTCTCAAATACGATGAATGTCCTAGCGAAGAATCCACCCTGTATATCTCGTTTAGTGAAGAAATCATCTGAATGAGCCTCGTTCGTGGCTGTTAGCATAGTCACGGTAGGGTCTTTCAATTCAAATGATTCCATCTTCAATAGTGACTTCCATTGACCTTCGTTATAGTTTCGGTCATATAAGTCAGTCAATATGGTCGCCGCGGCTTTGTCTTCCACTATTGAACTGGTTAACTCGCTAGATACGATGAATGCGACTGATTTGGTCATCACTTTACCACCGGGCATAGTATATGCCGTGCCTAATTCCTTCAATATGCCTTGAATCGATGATCGTCCACTAATTATACGTGTATTGTTGACACGTTTAACTAAATCTTTAGCGAGGTTAATTGGTGGACCTTTCTTTAATCCCGATTCGGCATGGAGCATGACATATATATTGGGGTAAAGATTGTAGTATGAACCAGCCCTAGGCATCCATACGTTATCTTTAACTACTGCGCTTATTGCGGCTAACCCCGACCAATACCAGAAGTTTAACGGAGGTTCCAACTCATTAGCTGAACTCAATACATCGGTTAAAAACGACATGTCTTACTCTCATAATTCTTCTATACCAAGATACTTTCTCATTTTAACTAATGCCTCAGTCATCTCCTTATATAAATGCTCACGTTGAAGCCAATTATCTCTCAAGTTGAGGTATATCGCCGCAACTTCAGGTAGACTGAATGTCACTTGAGCATTACTTATTCTAGACATCTTGATTATCTGATTTAATTCCTTATCATTTAGATTGCTCATTTAATATCCTTTCCATGTTACGAAACTCATCTTCGCATTCCTGACATTCTAATGACCACATGAAATCGAGTAATTTCCTTTGTGAATATCGAATATCATATACACTAACTGTTACATCCATGAAATGGCGGCATGGATAAAACGTAACTATCCATCTACCATCACTCGTCTCGCTTACTATGTTGTTCCTTGCCATAACTAGGCCGCTTCAGTTAACCACTTGAATTTACTCAATTTTTGGTAGTTGTATCCCGTTTCGATATCTGCCGGTATAATGAGTCTGCCACGAGGGATTGAGCATTTAGCGAAATCAATTGGTCGCTCCATTTCCTCTTTGAGGATGATAGCCGCTTCACGGCATTTTGATATTGGAACCGAACATAATAGCGAATCATGCGACTCGATAAGGATTTTGATCCAAGGTGCGCGCTTCCTAATTCGTAATGCCGCGCTTTTAGTATTCTCACTAACCGTTCGTTGAGGTAGGTACGCGAAGGCTTGTCTGAATAATTCTTCATTCCATCTCTCAAAAAATAAACGAGTTCCGCCTAATGGCGCGTCAATACCATGTGGAACAGGTGCAATTAATGTCCTATTTTTGTCTAGGCATTTAATGACCTCGGTATGGAATACTTTCTGTACCTTAGGTGTTTTCATATGGAATATAGTCAAGGCATTTTCAGCGAATTTCTCACTTATAGTATAATTCGACCCATCTGGATTCTTCACCTTATATTTCCTCGCTTGGGTATTTAATTCGATTGCCGCGCGCCGTTTACTAGCACCTAAATTACCCGCGTGCCGCAACGTCTTGCCAGCGAATCGTTGTGGACATTCATGTCCCAATACCTTCTTACTATAACTTGATTCAGTACCACCAAAAAACCATGATGCGGTCAAGGCATGTGCATCCACCTTATCATACATTTCTAATGTTTCATAATCCTCAGCCAATAACGCGACAACCCTAGCTTCCGCCTGTGACGAATCAACTTGAATGAATATTTCTCCTTCATCTGCTTCATATTGACTCCTTACATCTTCACCTATATCACCATGTTTAGTCATGGTTTGAAATGCTGTACCTATTGCAACTTCTTTCTTTTTGTTATTTTTGTAGTCTTTGACTTCTTGCCATGGTCTAACTGGCGGTTCCTGCTGATTGGTAGATGACCGTCCAGTTTCGAGACATAGGAAATAGCTTGTCCTAGTTCGCCCATCGTAGTCTGTAGGCGATAAAATATAATTGTTAATTGTCTTATCAACTCTCCGCTTTTCGAGGACAATTTCAATGGCTCTCGTTTGGTCGGCATTTAACCTCACATTGTTTAATATCTGAGTTAATACTTCCTCACCAGTACCTTTTCGGTAGGGAATTTTCATTGCTTCATACAGGAAGATGGTTACTTGCTTCGGTGAATTAACATTGATTGGTATTCCTGCAATGCGGAATAACTGATAATTTAATTCTTCACTCCATCTAACATATTTTTCTAGTAATTCTTCTCGTCTCGCTTCGTTTGTATATAATCCATTATTTTCAATCCATGAATATAATGGACTGAGTTCCATTAGGAAATTCTCGTAATATGGTCTGAGACCTAACCTATCTAAGTCATCATCCATAGCTAAGTCTACTTCTTTAGTTACACATGCATCACGAGCACAACCAATGAACAAATCCTCTATTGGCCCTTCATACATTCCTTCGTCTTTGTAATATGGTTCCTCGGTATATATTGAGGTATTGAATGCTAGATTCTTAGGCATTTCCGGGCTAATAGCAAATGCCTTTAACATGGTATCCGATGCTAGTCGTTTAATGACAAAACCTAACCTTTTGATTTTGTCACGGTCATAACCGAAATTCTGACCAACTATATCATCACGATACAGCTTTTCAGCCAATATTTTCCATACGACGGGCATTTCTGAATCATGGATATATTCAATTCCTTTATTCGGTAAATTCCATAATGGAACACATATACCCTCATGTGGTGTGAATGCGGTTCCTATGCACGCTGGAAAACAATTAATGGCCTCGATATCCACCGCGGGCCGCGTCATATTCTTATGTCTATCGAAGAAGTCTAATATCTGATATGAATTACGCGCGATGTATAGATTACGTTTCGGCAAGTTTAGTTCGGGGAATTGAGCCTGCATCCATGCGCGTCGCATATCAAATATCATTACCTGCCTATTCCAATATCCTTTTATCCCTTCCTCCTGATGAAGTAAATGAGCCGGATGAAACGTAGATACACACTTAGTGCCCATGCCCCATAATATCGAACCACGGAAAGATTGAATCGCGGGTTTCCATTTCGGATTATCCTCATCGTCATTTTCATCGCGAACGCTTTTTGTGCGTGAACGCTTCTGTTTACCAGTTATGGCCCATAATGCGGTCCCGCCTAATGCCAATATGCAATTCGGCTTAATATCACTAATTTCCTGCCTCAGTTCATTAACATGTTTCATTATGTCGATTTTCTGTTGCGCGCATCGGACACCAAATGGTATCTTCTTATCCTTTGATGATGGTTGAACGAATTCCTTAACTACATTCGTTACCCAACAATTATCACGATTAAACCCGGCATCTTTACATAACCGAGTTAATTCTTTACCACTAGGACCAACGAATCCTTTTCCTTGGTTTATTTCCTCATAGGAAGGGGATTCGCCTACTATGGCTAATTTGGCTCCTAATGGTCCATAACCTGGTATATAATCAGCCATTAATTGAAACCATTCAGGAAATTAATTACTTCTTGCCTAGTTATATGTGGTTTAATCATTAATATCATTCCACATAAGGAAATTAATGCTTCTTTATTAGTTTCCTCATGTTTTCTCAAATCAGACATCATCGATATGATTGCACTAGTTGGCTTCTTAGTGTCATCCATTTCGGCAATGGCTCGTTCCTTACTCCATTTCAAATGTTCTTCTCTAGTCATTGAATCACCTCGTTTAATGAATTACAGTAATGACACATTTTTAGCTTGTAATTTACCATCCTTATTTTCATTTATTTCAAATGATACCTTCACTCCTTCCTGCTTATTAGCTGCCTCAACTATTTTAACAAATTCATGCCAATCACCCTTATATTGACTGACATGAAAGAAATAACTCTTACCTTCTGCCCTAACAAAGGCAAAATATCTTGGCTTTTTATCGGGGTCTTCCGTTTCCTTGAACCGAGGAATATGATTCACTATTCCGATTAACATCTTGTTTTACCTCTCTTAGTTGCTTCAATGCCTTGTTTCGTGATAATCGCCATAGTTCAGGGTATTGATGGAGTCCACTAGTGAGTGTAATAGCCTCACTAGCCGCACCGACTGATATGCCGAAGTAATCAGCCGTATCAGACAGTTTCCATTCTCTATTTTTGATTTGCATACCACAATGAAAGAAGTCCACTATCAATACATTCTTATACCACCTCCGTTCCATGATGTATTGTTCCTTGTATGTCATTTTCTTCCCTTGATTACCACTTCATGATTATTATCTTCGACTAATTCGATTAACATGCTATCTACATTCGATTGGTCTATTTCGGCATATTCATTATCGTCTTCCTCATTACCTATGAATATTTTGCCTGATTCGACCTTTACTGTCTTTGTATGCAAACGAACTCTACCCTTGAGTAATTCAATCGTCACTTCAATCATTTCTTTTTCTCCTATTCATTTCGTTTCGTTAATTAATTAAATGAATGACATGAAAAGTGGATGATGCATATCGGGAGCAGGCCAATATGCACCACCCATCATACATCCTGACTGGTCTCCACTACTATGCCTCGCTTAGCGAATGAACGCGCGCCATCCAACCTAAATCGCCATTGGCGAGAAATGAATGGTGGTAGGCATAATAGCTTAATCCGCATCAGGATGCACGATTCTCTGGTTCTTCATCTATTTTAGGATAATCTTCTATTTCATCATCTTCATCATCTTCATCATCTTCAAAGTCATCATCATCGTATTCATCGTCGTCTTCCGTTACGATGTCCTTCTTTTCTTCGCCATTATCACCCATATCATTACCTCTTAGTGGTGACTCAGCCCTATCACCTTGCCCACCCTACCTTAATCTATTTACCGTTACGTGGGTTCCACCCTAGTTAAATAACTAAACTACGCCTTCACCTGAAGGTGCATCGCGTAATTCAGTGACCGGACGATACTTATGGTTAACCCGGTTAATGACCCTCCCTTGCCACGTATCGTTTTCCACGAATACCTCGATTTCCTTACCGACCGCGGCCGTTGGGTCAAATCGCTTATTAGCGGTAACATCCACACCGAACGAAGCCAAGAACGTAACGCCGAATCCCATTGCCTTGCTATTGAAATTCCAATCAATCGGTACGTTCTTGAATGTGTCATCACCCGTATCAGCATTACGGATGATGGTAGCTTCTACCGGGAAGTTGATTGATTTACCATCACTTGATGGTGCTTCGCCGATGCTGTCGATGCGGAGTCGATACCATGCCGGAGTAACTACCTTATTCCGGTTCATATCGCGGTCACTGAATTGCCATACTGGACTCATATTTCGCCTCATTCCTCATCTCAATCCATCTCACATCATTTCGTACCAACATCAGTTATGTTGATGGTTGATGGTGGTGCATTGAATGATGCGGGTTGTGATGGTGGTTGTGATGCTTGTTGTGATTGTTGAGCAGCCATTACATCAGCCTTCAATTTCTTAATGGCTGGTAGAATCCACTTATCATAAAGTGGTTCATCACCAAAGATAATTTTCTTATCCAATGGTAATGTTGTACGAGCGAAGTCATCCCCGGTATGTTGTGTCAATAATGCATATTGACCACCTCCTCCTGACTCATTATCCACATCGAATGATGCCGCGCCTTTTTCCAAGTTAAAATGATATACTTCATCACAATAACCCGGTATTTTAGGCCCGACCCGTTTACCAGCCGTAATGATTGTACGACTGACATGAGTCTCATTTGTTGTGGTATTTCGGTATTCGGCTTGGACTACGTGGGCTATGAGGATTATGTTTATCTTGTGAAATTCCTTAATGTCCTTCGTTAATGCGATTAATTCGTGTAATGCGGCTGATTCGGCATTGTAGTCTTCAATCTCGTTTACCTGAATCCCGGCTATTAATTTACCTGCTAATTGACCTGATTTGCGCGAAGTACCTTGCTTTAATTTCCTCGTTTGGCCTAATGTGTAATCAGCCATTGAGGTTAATGTCTTAATGACTATGGTCTTATATGGACAATTTATGGCTAATTGCTCTAATTTGGCTCGCGCACCATTCCAATCACTATAGTTCTGTGATGTTACTTGATTGAATGGTTGTTTCCATTTGAGTAATGGAATGTACATTGCATTCTCTTTATGGTCCCAATTAAATACATACATTGGTTTAGGGAATGACAATGCACTAGTGAACTTTCTTAATCCTGGTTCGCCCTTAAACATACAGTAAAGTGGGCCAATATCACTTATTCCCATTCCTCACCTCTTTACCATAAACTTTTTTTGCTAATTCAAAATTCTTCCTTAGTCTTTCCAACCATTCCTTTGCATCCTTGAATTGAATTCTCTCACCATTATCATACATGTTTAGCAAATTTGCATAATGTGATTGCAATTTTACTGATTCTTCCAATGCATACCAAACCTCATCATATCCAAAATTAGGCATTACTTTTTCCTTCCATTCTTTATCATCCCATTTTTCGGTACATAGTATTTTTCACCAACATCGATTCCCATTATTGCTGCTATCGC